TTGTCCGGATCTGGGATTGGTATCCTGATATGACTGTGACGGAACTTGACAAAATCGAGGGTTCGTTCGAACGCCATGTCATGACCAAACATGATCTTCGTCAGCTCTGTAAGCGTTCAGACTTTTATGATGACATGATTCTGGAATATCTCAGAGATCATCCGGATGGAGATTATGTGCCTTTGAACTGGGAAGTCGATCTGCAAGTCATAGAAGTAGAAGCTGGTTCTGGCAGTAGTACTAACAAGACTACAGGAGTTTCTTCGTCTGCGAGCACAGATGAAAGGAATCGCTCAACTTATCGTCAATTCGGTAAGAAATATGAAGTATTGGAGTTTTGGGGTTACATCGATGGTTCCGACTTAGCAACGTGTGGCATCGACATAGAGGATCAGGAACTTGAATATGCAGCAAATATCTGGTTATTGGGTTCAGTTCCAATCAAAGCGATACTCTATCCCCAAGCTCTCGACCAGTATAAAGTTTTCTATTATGAGAAAGACGAAACTTCTCTATTCGGCGAAGGGCTCGGCCGGATCATGCGGCATTCTCAGCTTGCCATAGCTGCTGGCGCCCGGATGGTTCTCGACAACGCTGCTTGTGTCGCCGGTCCTCAGATTGAGGTCAATTGGACTCTCATGACCCAGGGGACCGACCTTAATTCCTTCTACCCGCGTAAGATCTGGTATCGCAAAGGGTCTGGTGTCGACGCTCAGTATCCAGCTCTTCGGGTTTACAATATCGATTCTCATGTGGATGAACTCCTTAAGATCGTTGATGCTTTCAAGCAATTCGGCGACGAGGAGACCACACTTCCTACTTGGATGATCGGACAGATGGTAAACAACGAAACCGCTCAAGCCACTTCTGGCCGAATGGCTACCATCACGGTATCTATCAAGGATGTTGTGAAAAACTTCGATTCCTTTACCGAGCATATCATCCGCGATATGTATGCTTGGAATATGGAATTCAATTCACGGCAGGACATTAAGGGAGATTATCTCTGTAAGGCTCGTGGCGTATCTTCCCTTGTCATGAAGGAAGTCAGAATGCAGGCTCTTGCTCAGCTTACCACTACCATGACAGAACGCGAATGGGACTATATTCCTGAACGTGAGTTCTTGGCTGAGAAATTTAAAGCTCACGATTTACCGATTCAACTCAAAACGGAAGAGGAAGTTGCAAAAATCCGCCAAGACCGACAAAACAGCAAACAGGCTCAGATGGCCATTCAAATGGGTGAGGCTGAGATTGCTTACAAAAGAGCTCAAACGATGGCTCAGCTTACCAAAGCAAAGAAAGCAAACGTGGAAGCTCTATCTGAATCTGGCGGTGGCGAAGATCCGAGACTTGCTGAAGCCGAGCTTGCCCTCAAAGGCAAGGATATTGAGGCAAAAGATAAGGATATTCAGCGTCAAGACGAGAAACATGTGCTCGATATGCAGACCAAAGTGGACTCTCATGAGACCCAAAAAACCATCGATCAGACTACAGCGGCCCATAAGATCGCTATCCAAGAGCGTCAGGCAGATCATACTATGAGCATGGAAGAGAAAAAGGCTGAGCAGGACAAGAAAATTGCTGAAGAAAAGGCCAAGGATGACTCTGCAAGTAAAAAAGTCATGACAAAAGCTTCTGCTTCGGCAAAAATCATCGCTGCCAAGAAGAAACCGGCAGTAAAATCTGCTGCAAAACCAGCAGCAAAGACTAAATAGGAGGGCATTATGAATGACGGATTACCAGATTTAAGAACGATGGCTGGAATGAGACCAAAATGGGAAATGAGACCAAATGGAAGAGGACATTTTGAAGTGCCAATCGAGGAAACGATTAAATTTCAGCTCATGGCGTCGATCGCTGGTGAACGAATGACGCCGGCAAGTAGAAATATCGTGAAACTGATCGATTTATTTATTCAGGAGATTCGAGAAGCCAACGATACGGCAACAGTTCGATCTGTCATGAGAAACCAAGGTGGAATTCAGCGGTTGGAAGAGCTAAAAGACATGATTGTAAAGGATTATCCGACTCTGAAATAAAATTTCTTGACAAAAGGATTGACTATCTGTTATGGATAAGCAAAAATGTATAACTATTAAGAAATATGAACGTTATCCATCAATGTTAGATGAAACAAAATGTAGGGAGATAGACTGTGAAACGATAATTCAAGTAAAAAAAGGTTTTTTGATCGACGTTCTTAAAGAACTTGAAAGTTTAAAACGAAAATTGCAACCGCTCTTGAAATAACAGTCTAAATCTCAGGCGGTACTACGAGATCAAAGGCTCACCGGGAGAAATCCTTGTGGGCCTTTTTTATTTTGAACAGAAAGGAGATTGGTTATGCCGGACAAACCCGAAGAACTTGCTGACAGAGGGGCAGCGGGAACAGCAGGGGTTGGAGAGGACCTTGAGAAAGCAGGCGAAAAAGACAGTTTCGATAATGTATTCGAAGAAGCAGCAAAGGCAGAGGATAAGGCCGACCTTTCGGCGGCTGACAATCCTGATAATGTCAAAGCGGGAGAGGACGACGACCAGAATAAAAAGATAGTCGAAGACAAAAAAGAAGATCTCCCAGCCAAGACAGAAGCCGAAATCGCTGCCGATGCAGAAGCTGCCAAAGCTGCCAAGGTTCCGGAAAAAGAAACTCCGGAGCAGATGGAACAAAAGTACAAGACTCTCCAAGGTATGCACAGGCATGATAAAGCAGTCTGGGATACAGAAAAGACGGCGCTTTTAACTCAGATCGAAGAAGCGAAGAAAGCCAAATCTCCAAATAAAGAGGAAAAAAAGAAAACTGCCGCAGAAGAGGCACAGGAAACTCAAGATTTTCTTGACAATCTAACAGCCGAAGAAAAGGAAGAGTTGGATGGTTACGAGAAGAACTTCGAGTTTGTTTCCAAAATGGAAGGAATGAAGCGAACTAAATCTTTGGCAAAAGTATTGGCTCGAATCGACCAGCTTGAAGCAAAGGTTGAAGAGAGGATTGCCAAGACCGAAGCCAAAGTCGAGCCGGCGCTTAAGGTCGCTGAAGAAAATGCTCGGGAGTTTCATGTCAAAGTAATTAAAGAAGGCTATGATTTGGAGGATGGCACCCATATTCCAGGACATAGCGATTTTGAAATGTATGTCAAAGATGGATCTATCATGAAATGGATCGAGTCCAAACCCAATTATCTTCAGGGTTCCCTGAAGCGTGTTGCGGAAAAGGGTTCGGCTCAGGACGTGGTAGATCTGCTCTCGGATTTTAAACGCGAGAATAACATACAACATACGGTTGTCACTTCGGAAGATGCTACTGTCGTGGATCTTAACCAGAAACGAGCTGAGAAAAAGGCAGCGCTTACTGTGGTAAAAACCCGCAAGGGAGCAGTGGCTGCAAGTCAGAACGTTGCGGACGATTACGAAGGAGCGTTTGACGAAGCTTTGAATAAGTAGGGAGGATACTTCTATGGCTATGACGACTTATGGGGATATTTCCCCTCGAACTGCTGCATATGTGGCCGTTGATCTTTTGGAACGTGCCATGCCCTATCTGTGTCTTGAGAAGTTTGGACAGGCCAAGTCGCTGCCCGGCAACAAGACACAGTCAATCAAATTCAGGCGTTACAATGCCCTTGCGCTGGCTACGACTCCATTGGTCGAAGGCGTGACTCCGGCAGGGAAGAAGCTTACGGCTACCGACATTACCGCTACTCTCTATCAGTATGGAGATCTGGTTGAGATTACCGATGTCATTATGGATACTCATGAAGATCCGGTTCTCCAGGAAGCCATTGCAGTCTGTGGTGAGCAGGCAGCTAAAACGGTGGAAACTCTTCGGTACAATGTGTTGAAAGCTTGCACCAACGTTTTTTACGCCAACTCCGTAGCTGGCCGAACAAGCGTTGTTGCGGTTATTTCACGTACCGATCAGCGCCGGATTGTTCGTGCATTGGAACGGCAGGAGGCAGGGTTTATTACTTCTATCGTGAAGTCGACTCCATCGTTCAATACCGAATCGATCCTGCCGGCATTTGTCGGTGTGACCCATGTTGATCTGACCAGCGATATCCGTGGTCTTACCGGGTTCACTTCTGTGGCTGACTATGGAAAGATCAGCGCTTGGGAGACCGAGATTGGCGCTTGCGAGGATGCTCGATATTTGAAGTCCACCATCTTCACGCCGTATGATGATGCTGGTTCAGCCACCACAACAGGCAAGATTACCACGTCCGGCGCCGGGTGCGATGTCTATCCGATCATGTATTTCGGCAAGGATGCCTATGGTTTGATTGCGCTGAAAGGCAAATATGCCATTACCCCGATCGTTATCAACCCGGTTCCCAGCAAGTCGGATCCCCTTGGCCAAAGAGGCTCTGTGTCTTGGAAAACCATGCAGACTACTA